TGGTGATGCAGGATCACATAAAACATCACCATTAAAGATTGTAAGTTAACCAAAAGGAACCATTAATGAATACTTTAGATGAACGTACAGAACAAGAAGTACAATTGGATAGACCTGCAAAGGTTCTTAAGACAGCTCATATTCCAGGCCCAAGGCAAAGACCTAAGTTTCAGCAAATAGGTATGCCAGATACGGATGCTGTTGTGTTTACACCATCAGAACCAGGTGTAAAAGGTGGTGTAGCAGATGAACTTGGTTTTATACACCAAGAAAATGGAATAGAAGTAGGACCAGAAGGTTTTTCAGAAGATGCTACGGAAACAGAATTAGAAAATGCTGATGATGGTTTGGATTATGATGTGCGTAATCAACCCACTCCTGTATCTACACTACAGCCTGAGGTAGTTGCTGGTAGAGATGCTGAGTTAAATTCTGAGGAATCCTCGGAGCCGCAGGCGGGAGAGGAGAACGAAGAATTTAATCATGGATCTCTACCAGATGATACTGTACAAACAGAATTAATCGATAGAATAATCGCTTTTACTGATGATACTAAATTGGAATCACCTATGAAATTTGGAGATATTGATAAATGAACAAGTCTAAAAGAGCAATCTTAGCCGGCGCTGCAGATGTTATTGAGCAGATTATGCGAGATGAGGATCAGGATCTTAAAGATCAACCAGATCCTATTGAAAATGCACCAGTAAGTGACTGTTTTCGCGCTAATGTGGTAAATCTTACTGCCGCGGTGATTTTAGTACGTCGTGTAATCGAACGAAATGTCATTGTTCCGGGTAATACTAATGTGTCCTAAAGATATAACAGCTTTGAATAATGTAATAATTCAATTGTGTTGTGTAAGGTCGAACCTTTTAACCTCCTTAGGTATGCTCCCTGATGCACAAGAACGTAAAGAGTTATCAGATGATGTATTCTCCTTAGATAAAGCATTAACGCATGTGTGTCATATCAGAAACAGGCAAATACCCACAGGGTTACATAACACTTTGTAGTGATTTTTAATTTCATTAAAAGAAAACTTTGTATACATTCGTGGGCTACAGTTAATGTGTGGCGTAAACCAGGATTTACTACAGCGCTTTTTTCTTGTCGTAAATGTGGCGAAACCGAAGTGTATTTAGTCAATGGTAAGGATTTAATATGACACAGAATATACCAGCCAAATTAACTGATACCGATAATGTTGTATTAACAGTAGATGCGCTTAGAGCTGTTATGCCTAAAAGGCAAAAGCATAATATCAATCAGCATTTGGTAGACGAACTAAATAAGTTGGTGGTGGATCCGGAAGCCCGCGAGGGCTTTCGTGAAAATCTAGTAGGTTATACAAGTGTGCTACAAGATCCCAACATTAAACTCAGTACATATGTACAGGCTGTAAAGTATGTAAGTTATAAATTGTTAGGATACACTAACCAAGAAAGTTGGATGAAGACATTTCCAGTCCGATATCAAAGATTAATCACTATAGGTAAAAGTGCCGGTTTCATACGATCTACAGTTGCTTGTTATAATCGGAATAAGGTAGTTAATCTTATTCTAGAACAGACAATGGTACCTAGTTATGTGTTAAATCAGGATTTGTACCAGAAGGCCCTTAATACGCAACTAGAGCTCATGGTACATGCTAGTAGCGAGAAGGTTAGGACTGACGCAGCAAACAGTCTCCTAGTGCATCTGAAGCAGCCTGAGACTACTAAACTGAAGCTTGAGGTAGAAGTAACGCAGGATGATAGTATTCGGCAGCTTAGAGATGCGACAATGGAACTTGCACGTGCCCAGAAGTTGAATATTGAATCTGGAGCTATGACTGCTGCTGAAGTTGCTAAAGGAAAACTGATTAATGGCGAATGTGAACGTGTTGAATAATATCGAAGCGGAACCAATTGTTCCAGCCGACGCGGAGATAGCAAAAAAGGTCGAAGAATACTTAAATGAGATTTCTTATGTGACCGATACTGCATATGTTCCTTCTGAATTTGCGTTGGAATTCATAAATTTCATTAAATTAGTAAATGGAGAAGATGGAGAGGAGAATTCGAGTCCGGTTATTCACTATAGAATGCTCGACCAAGTTGTAAATGGTGGCGCCAATGTCTGTAATATGTGTGCCCGCGGTACAGCCAAAACAACTTTACTAGGAGAATACCTATTTTTATACCTTGGTGTATATGGTAGGTTACCCAATTTCGGTAAAATCAATCTCGCCCTTTACGTTTCGGACTCAATTGAGAATGGCGTAAAGAATATGCGTAAAAATCTTGAATATCGTTGGCAGAATTCAGATTTCCTACAAAAATATATACCATATACGAAATTCACAGATATTCGCTGGGAATTTCATAATATTGAAAAAAGTATTTTCATTGTTAAGGGGTATGGCGCAAAAACTGGTGTCCGTGGTGCAAAAGAGCAGGGAGTAAGACCGCAGTTAGCTGTATTAGACGACCTTGTATCTGATGAAGATGCACGATCAGCCACAGTAATAGCCAGTATTGAGGATACTGTTTATAAAGCGATCGATTATGCACTACACCCTACATATCATAAGACAATATGGTCTGGAACACCCTTTAATGCACGTGATCCGCTTTATAAAGCAGTAGAATCAGGTGCTTGGGCCACAAATGTATATCCAATTTGTGAAGAGTTCCCTGTAGATCCTGAAGAGTTTCGTGGGTGTTGGGAAGACCGCTTTACGTACGGTTACGTACTTGATAAGTACATAAAAGCTTTAAAAGCGGGTAAGATCGATACATTTAATCAAGAACTTATGCTTCGTATTATGTCTGATGAAGAAAGATTGATTCAAGATAGTGAGATTATCTGGTATCATCGTGATCGTGTACTTACTAATAAAGGTGGTTATAACTTTTATATCACTACAGACTTTGCAACTACAGAAAAAACAGCTGGGGACTACTCTGTTATATCTGTTTGGGCTTATAATAATAATGGTGATTGGCTTTGGGTGGATGGAATATGTAAAAAGCAATTGATGGATAAGAATATTGATGATCTTTTTCGTCTTGTGCAAAAATATAACCCACAAAGTGTTGGGGTAGAAATATCTGGCCAACAAAAAGGATTCGTGACGTGGATTCAAACGGAGATGCTGACACGTAACATATTTTTTACATTAGCACAGGATAAAAATTCTACAGAATTGGGACTTCGGCCGGCAACAAATAAACTTCAACGCTTTAATGTTGTCGTCCCACAGTTTAAACTACATAAGATATGGTTCCCAATGGAATTGAAAGAGAGCAAAGAAATGGCAGAAATGTTAGACGAGTTAACATTAGCTGCAATAAATGGATTTAAGAGCAAGCATGATGACTTTATTGATACAATAAGTATGTTAGGATTATTGACTCCCTGGAAACCAAGCCAGGTTACGCCAAAACCTAGTGTTGATGATAAATATTGGGCTGCATGGGAAACTGAAACAGAAGATAACACATTGGAGCAATACTTAGTATGACACTTATTGACCTTTTAAAAGACCTAACCTACGGCGAACTTGCTCAATTAAAAATAGGTGAGTTGATACCTGGTGAACACCAATCGGAACCTGACCCAACTAGGTATGAACAACTCATATCTCATGTAAACTTGGGTTTGAAGGAAATATATAAAAGATTTTTCCTTTTATCGCGTGAAATTTATATTGAATTACATGAAGAAATTGCTATATATATGTTGGACAGCAGATTTGCTGTAACCAATACAGCTTCAATTGAAGATCCTAAATATATTATTGACACAGTTGCTGCACCATTTGTTGATGATGTACTTAAAATTGAAGAAGTATATGATGAAGCAGGCAATAAATTGCCTATGAATGATGTTACTGAACCACTGTCTGTTTATACACCTAGTTATCGTACGATACAAGTACCGTTTCCAAATGATAATATTACATATTCTGTACAATATCGCGCTACACATCCAAAGCTAATTTATACACTTGATATAGATCCATCCACTGTTGATATAGCTTTACCTAATAGTTTACATGAAGCACTACTTTACTATGTTGCATCACGTGCTTTTTCATCTTTGGACGGCGATGGCGGTATATTAGGTAATCAGTATTTTACGCGATTTGAAAACTCTGTAAATAATGTAGATAATCTTGGTTTGGAAGTACAAGCAGAACCTGGAGATTGGCGTTTTGATAATCACGGTTGGGTATAAGGAGATACCATGAAAAACCTTCGTAACAGGAATCAACCACCTAATGCTGATTTAGTACAGGTCTATTTGCAATCATCTTGGGATATTGTCAAGGCAGTATATGATGATTTGCCTAATATACAACGTGTAAGCGATGCAATTCTTGCTGGTACACTTGACGACTTTTTGGCAGATACTGATATTAACTCACTGGCCAAACTGAATGCTATAGTACTTGATGCAACTTTAGGTACCGCCAGTGACTTTGCTACAGCTGCACAAGGTGCACTTGCTGATAGTGCAATACAGGGCCCATTAGCTAGTCAAGGTGAAGCCGAAGGTGGTGTAGAGAATACAAAAGCCATGACTGCTCTTAGAGTAGCTCAAGCTATTGCTGTATTAGCAGCAGGTTTACAAAACAAGTTGGATGGTACTGTTCCTCCAGGCGCTAATGATGATAATACTGTGGGTTATTCTGTTGGATCCTTTTGGATTGACATTGTTGCCTCTCCGAATGAATCATATAGATGTGTAGATAGTACGACGGCCGCTGCAGTTTGGATAAAGACCACACTTACTGCAGACGAATTAGCAACAGTAGCTATTAGTGGTGATTCTGATGACTTGATACAAGGTGTTGTACAGTTATTGATGACTGTTACAGAACGCAGTAAACTTGCAGCCATAGAAGCAAATGCTACTGCTGATCAAACTGGTGCTGAAATTAAAACTGCGTATGAACTGGAAGCTAATACTAACGCGTTTACAGATGCAGAACAAACAAAACTTACTGGTATTGAAACAGCTGCCACAGCCGATCAAACTAATTCTGAAATTGAATCTGGTTATAATGCACAAGTTAATCAGGTATCAGCAGGTGAAAAGACTGCAGGTACAGAAGTAGCTGTAAGAAGGTTTGCACCTAAAGATGTGGCTGATATGGCCGGCACTCATGGTGGAGGTGGGGGTGGTGGACTTACCGTTGAACATAAATCTGCTAGTTTCACAGCAGTAGCTGGTAAAAAATATTTTGTTGACAGTTCTGGTGGAGCTGTTGTTGTCACACTTCCAGCTGGTATAGATTTAGATAACATCATAATTGCAGATTCAGGACATTCAGCTGCTACATTTAATATTACAGTTAATCCTGATGGTACTGAAACTATTAATGGAGATACCACTTTTATAATCGACCAAAATGAAGGTGATATTGATATTGGTTATAACAGTACTGGTACTGATTGGAAAGTATCTGCTGATGGCACAACAGATTTAGTTAATGCCAATGACTTTGTATATAGATATCGCGGTGTAAATAATCAAGTTGGTACAACCTATGGATTTGTACGAAATGATGAAGGTAAATTAGTTACCTGTAATAATGCTGGCGCCATTACTGCTACCATACCTGCTAATAGTGCTGTACCCTACGAAATAGGTACTAGGATTGATGTATTACAACTTGGTGCAGGACAGGTTACTATTGCATTAACTACTGATACACTTCGCGGCAATACAAAAATTAATGCTCAGTATGAATGTATTTCCCTAATTAAAATTGCTACAACAGAGTGGGTCATAATTGGAGGAGTAGTATGACTAATTTATCCGATTTGTTTGAATCAAGTGCTGGTCCTTTCGCAAGTATCATTGGTTCTGTTGAAATTAGCGAACAAAATATTGGTGGTACAGACTATAGAATAGTAAAATTTCTTGGTGATGGAAGTATCAAACCAAGTATCGATTTAGATCTTGAGTATCTTATTGTTGCTGGTGGAGGTGGTGGAGGCGATAATGGAGGTGGCGGTGGAGCTGGTGGCCTTCTAGAAAATGTTGGCGGCAGTAAAATTACCATTGTTAAAGATACTACTTATAATATTGTAGTTGGTGATGGTGGTATCAATAATCCTACTAATTATCATGCAGGTGATTCAGGAGAAGATAGTACATTTTTTGGTTTAACTGCTATAGGTGGTGGGGGCGGTGGCGGTGCTGATGATACACCAACACATAATGCCAAAGTAGGTGGTTCTGGCGGCGGCGGTGGTTGGGGTATAACTAATACAATTGGTGCTGCTGGTACAGGTGGACAAGGGCTAGCTGGTGGTGATGGTTCGTCCGGATCAACAGGTGGTGGGGGCGGTGGTGGTGCGGGTGTGGCTGGTGGTGATAATGTAACAACAACTGGTGGTTCTGGTGGTGATGGCCTACAAAATGATATAACTGGTACAAATCTCTATTATGCAGGTGGGGGTGGTGGTGGAGCACAAACTACTGGTGGAACAGGTGGTCTAGGTGGTGGTGCAGATGGACAAGGAATGAATGGTGTCGACTTCTTAGGTGGTGGTGCAGGTGGCGGTGATACTGGTGGCGGTCCTGGCGGAATAGGCGGCAAAGGTATTGTTATTGTAAGGTGGGTTATATGATTCCACTTGGTATACTTGCACAACAAGCACATCATGTTAGTTCTTCGCTTTTAACTAATCTTGTATCCTGGTGGTCATTAGATGAAGTTAGTGGTACACGTATTGATGCACATGGTAGTAATGATTTAACGGATAATAATACAGTTACACAAGCAACAGGTAAAGTCGGGGATGCTGGACAATTTACACGAACTAATTCAGAATGGTTAAGTAAAACTGCCCCCCATGGATTAGAAGGTAATAACAGAGATATATCCGTAGCTTTTTGGATATATTTAGATTCAATTGGCACGTCTCACCAAATACCAATTGCTGTAGGTGGATCAAGTGGTACAGCAAGCACTTTGGATTATATATTCCAAATTCAAACTGATAGTTTTATGTACTTCTACATTGGTCAGGGCGGAACATTTAAGGCAATTAAAGCTACCACATTTGGTACATTATCTATTAACACATGGTATTTTGTTATTGGCACTTATGATGAAGCAGCAAATATAGGCAGCATAAGTATTAACGATGGTACTGTAGATCAAACTACAGGAATTACTACTATAAACAATACAGGCAATGACTTTTATATTGGACGCTGGGCACATAGTGGTGGGAGATATGTTAATGGACGTGTGGATGAAGTTGCCTTTTGGAATAAGATTATAGATGCAACTGAAATTACTGCATTATATAATTCCGGTTCAGGTATTACATATCCAGGTTAAATAAAAAATAATTTACAATTAATAGACAAATTTGGCTATCATATACAAATACTGATTGGATCAATAAAAGTAGGATAACTTTAAGGGCATATAATGGGCAATAAAAATGAAAGTGAAAATAAGAACGGCAATAACAATAACCAGGTTCAAACCTGGACTCTTGTGTTGCCCGTAGGAGCCTTAACTTTACTTGGTGCGCTTATACTTTCCGTATCAAATGAAGCTGCTGTGGGACTTAAGTTGGCAGAGCAGCACGGAGAGTCTATACTATTAATACGGGAAGAGGTTAAATTACTAAGAAGTGAAATAAAAAATAATAGTATTGATCAATATACAAATAAAGATGCTGAAAGAGATTTAGGATATATTCAGCGTGATATAACTGAATTGAAACAAGTGATCAAGGATGCTCACGATGTTCGCTAATAATTTTACATTACGTAAGTGCTGTTGTATTATTACACAGCAATTGGTTTGGGGAACAGTGTTTTTAGTTGAATTACTCGTATGTTTAGTTAAATTTTGAGGTTAATATGGGACTTGATTTAAGACAACTTACTGATAACGTTATTCGACCAACTCTTTATAGAATAGGTTTGTCCTCCCCCATTGCTACTCAATTAATATTGGGTACAGCCATGGTTGAATCTAGGGCCAAGTATTTACGCCAGTTAGGTAATGGTCCAGCCCTGGGTATATATCAAATGGAACCGTTTACCCATGATGATATTTATCAAAATGTCTTGGCATATAATAAATCGTTAGAAGAGAGGATAACCGCATTAACGGTTAGTACTACTGCTTTAGAAATGACGGGTAATATGTTTTATGCAACTGCAATGTGTCGTGTACAATATTACAGATTTGCAGAAGCATTGCCAGCATTCAATGATTTTGAAGGAATGGCCAAATATCATAAAAAATATTATAATACTGTAGCTGGCGCTACAAATATAGCGGAATCTACTGAGATATTTGAAGAAATTGTAAGAGGTAATTATGTGTGAATAATGAGACTCCCGATAAAGATAAAAATAACAAGGTAACACGTGATCGTAAATATAAGGTATTCTGGGGAACATTTGTAACGGCAACAGGTTTACTTATAGCGAATTTATTAACAGGCGATCAGTGGGTATATTTTAATGGCGCCGCTCTTATTGGTTATATGGGCGGCAATGTTGGTGTAGCTTTTTCAAGACGAGGTAATAGATAATGTGGGGAACAGTATTAAAATGGGCTGTAACAAAGGCGGCTCCGGCTGCTTCACTTATATCACCTTTTGGTATGTATATTAAAATAGGTATGATCAGCGTTTTAGTAGGTGTAGTAGGTACACATCTATGGAATGATAGAACTCGTGCTAAGGATTTAATTACAATAAGATCTGATTTAGCTAAAGTAGAGCAAAGTAACGCACAATTACAACATACACTTGGTCAAAATAAAATTGTAGTTGAAGAATGTCTAAAGACTAATGAATGGAATGCTAATCAATCATTGTTACATGAAAAACAAGCTAATGAAGCTCTCGCTAATGTTATACTGCTTAGGGCTATAAATGATCGTGATACAGAGGATATAATCCGTGAAACAGATGAATTACGTAATAAGGACGAAAATTGTAGGACGGCTGATGAGCCTTTGCCTGATTGGCTTCTTCCTAGTAGCCTGTGGGACAACTAGAGTAGTTATTCCGGTAACTGAATATGAATTGAGTGAAATTGTACGCGATCGATATGTAAAAATTGATTCTGTATTAACAGAACCCATAAAAATTGTTAAACCAGCGCAACCCGATACTAATACTATTGACATAATTATTGCTTTACAATTGCAGCAACAAGAAGCTAGATTTTGTAATGGAAAATTATCAGAAATAGCTAAAATATCTGATACAGACGTACAATATTAAGAGGTATGTATGAGTAATATGACACCAGAATTTCCTATGCATATTGAACAAGGTGCCGATTTTGATCATACATTTCAGTGGTTCGGTGGTGGCAAATTCATTGCACCAATTGAATTCATAGAAATTGGTTATCCAACTATTGTTACTGTTACAGATCATTTACTTAATACAGTGTCTCCCACACCTGTAATAATTTCTGGTGTAGATGGAGCACCAGATCTTAATAGCGTTGAAACCGGTATTGAGCCGGCTACTAGAATTGATGCTAATAAATTTTCTTTACCTGTTAGTACTGTAGCTGATACATGGGTTATAGGTACAGGTGAATTAACATACTTCCGTCCTACTGATTTAACTGGTTTTACTGGTATATGTAAAATTAGAAAGAATTGGTTTTCAAGTACAGTATTACACACAATGTCAACAGCACTTGGAACAATGACTCTTGGTGCGGTAGATGGTAGTATTCGTTTACAAATAACATCATTAGATACAGCTGCATTTGGATTTGTTGGTGGCGTATTTGATGTAGATCTAACTTCTGGGGGTATAATTACTCGAGTATTTAGAGGACCGGTCACACTACATAGGGATATATAATGGCTCACGTCCAACAACCAGAAAGAAAAGATACAATTTATCTTCGACCGTCTCCTAAGTCACGACCTGTTCGATATATTGAGGGCATAGAAGAATCTGGAATAATGCTGGATGCAAAACATGCTATTGCTATGTACACATCCAGAGCTATACCTAATGTGGGCCCACAAGGCCCGCCTGGTGATAATGCGAATTCTTTATTTGATACAATTATTGCTTCAGCTTCAGATGAATTTACACCTATCAGCACTGGTGGCCCTAAAACTACTTTTCGAGCACCGTATGCATTAGAACTCGCTACAGGTTATGTTCGTATAAGTTTAACTAATGCACCTATAGGTTCTGATTTTATTGTAGATATTACTGTAAATGGTGCCAGTCTATTTACTACACAAATAAGAATTGACGCAGGACAAAAAACATCTGTAGGTTCAGCTACACCAGAGGTGTATGCATTTACAGCAATACCGGATGATGCTGAATTTCTTGTATTTGTAACACAAGTGGGTTCAACTACTGCTGGCACAGGTCTTAAGGTTGCGGTAACTGGTATTAAAGTAGAATAAAATGGCAGCCATTTATCAGTGGTATAACCAAGGCCAGTTTGTAATTACAAGCCCTCCTTATATTATTGAAGCTGAAGATGCCCTTATAAATAGTACATCTGTAGGTCATGGTAGATTACTTGGTGCATGGGCTGAAGATGCGCTTATAAATGACACTATAGCTGGATATGGGTTAATAGATCAATTACTAATATCAGCAGAACCAATTGAGGATGCTATACTCAATGATACATTTGCTGGTTGGGGTAGTATAAACCCATCAATCGTAACTTATGATAATGCAGAAGATGCTATTATAAGTGATACTGCAGTAGGCTCAGGTACAATACTGAATAAACTTATTACTTACAATAATCATGAAGATGCAATAATTACTACAACATCTGCTGGATTACCGGGAACAATAGTATGACTTATTTTAATCAAATTAAAGACACTGAAATTGCTTTACCACCTTTGAGACACGGTGGTATGTGCGGTGAATTTAAATTAGAAGCTTTCAAGGGTTTTGAATTCCCAAAGGGTAGCGGAATTATATATGAATATCCGGGTTCAAGACGATTACTTATGGATTGGACAGATAATTTAATAGTAAATCAAGGATTAAATTTTTATGGACTAGATACGAATCCTAATGCAATGGCCAAATGCCATGTCGGTTCTGGTAATACCGCACCTGTTGATGGTGATACGCAATTACAGACCTTTATTGCCTCAGCAGGATTTGGTGATTCCAATTCTACGGCACAGGGTAGTGCACCTTACTATGGCGTAGAAGAAAACACATATACTTTTAACCCCGGTTTCGGTGGTGGACCTGTAAATATTAATGAAATTGCTGCAGCTGAAACAGATACTGTAACAAGTATTACAGCAAGATCTTTAACTGTTGATGGTGTGGGAGCACCTACTACTATTTCAGTCCTTGCTGATGAATATTTACAAGCTTTTTATAGACGTAGGAATTATCCAGGACATCTTGTTGAAGCGACGGGTGCACCAACAGATGATACAGATATTGTAACTGTCCAGGGCATACCGTATACCTATACAATTCGACCAGCAATGGTTACACAGGGTGGTAGTCA